CCTTGTGCGCCACCAACTGTTAGGTTGTCTGTTTCTAAAGTTCCGTCAATGTCTACATCACCACTTATATCTAATGTGGCTGCATCTAACTCACCTGTAATGGTTAAGTTTCTTAAACCTGTGTAATCTTTATTGGAATCGAGTATAACTGCTTTAGAGGCTATTGCTGTACCGACAGCCGTTGAGCCTAAGTCTAATGCATTTATTTCACCTACAACAACTGTTGCTCCGTCTAAGATATTTAGTTCTGCTGCAGTACTTGTAACACCATCTAGGATGTTTAACTCTGCTGCAGTACTTGTAACACCATCAAGGATATTTAGTTCTGCAGGTGTCGAAGTAATTGCAGTCGTTGTAGCGGCTGCTAAGACTGGAATGTATCCACCTTGATTAATTAAATATTGTGTGTGGTCTGAAGTTGGGTCTACGATACTAAGCGTAGTTTCGTTTGAGTCTGCTGTAGCACCTTCAAAGATAATAGCATTTGAAGCCTGCATAGTTACTGTATCTGCTGTAGTAGTTGTACCTGCTACAGTCAGTTTAGGAACTAACAGTTCTCCTGTGCTTGGATTATATCTTAAAGCTCCTGTATCATCTAATAGTGCATTAGACTCATCATGAAAGACTACAGGGAAATTAGTGTTTGCTGTACTGTCTGATACTGTAACTTTAGAAGCAGTACCTGTAGTATCTTGGTTTAATGTTCCGACAACTAAATCAATTGTGTTGTCAGCATCTTGATACGTAGCAGTGATTCCTGTTTCAGTATTGCTTGAAAACATAGCACCTGCTGTATCAGAAATAAATTCTGCTAGAGTTGTACCACCAATGGTAATTGCATCTGCTTCGAGTGTGCCGTCAATGTCAGCATCACCTGATACATCTAAAGTAGTTAGATCAAGTTCTCCTGCAATAGTAACATTTCCATCTGCTAGTGTTATTAAATCAGTATCTGATGTATGTCCTATAGTTGTGCCGTTTACAATTACATTATCAACTGTAAGAGTTGTAAGCGTTCCAAGACTTGTAATGTTTGATTGTGCTGCTCCTGTTACTGTGGCTGCTGTACCACTTGTATTACCTGTTACATTACCTGTTATATTACCTGTAAATGTTGCAGTAACTCCTGTAGTGGTCAACATTCCTGTGCTAGGATTATAATTAAGTCCTGTATCAGACTCTGCTCCTTGAGAACCTGTAGCACCGTCTACGAATACTGGATAAACAGTTTCGTCTGTGCTGTTATTTGCAGAGACTGTAATATTATCTGCTGTTCCTGTAGTGTCTTGATTAAGTGTACCGATTGCAAAGTCTAAAGTATTGTCTCCGTCTTCATAAGTAACAGTAATACCAGTTTCAGTATTAGAGCCAACCATTGCACCGACTGTATCACTAATTGTTTCTGCGAGTGTAGTACCATCAATAGTAAGTGCATCTGTTTCAAGAGTACCGTCTATATCTACGTTTCCTGATATATCTAGACTAGCTGCTGTTATTTCACCACCAACTGTAAGAGTTGTAGCCATGTCAACAGCACCATCAATATCAACTATGTCTAAGTTTGAAGTACCGTCTATGTCTATATCGCCACTAATATCTAAAGAGGCTCCTGTTAAAACACCTGCAACTGCTAGTGTAGAAGCCATATCAACTGCACCATCAATGTCCACGACATCAAGGTTAGTAGTACCATCTACATCTAAATCTCCGTTAAAGTCTACATTGCCTGCAACTGCAAGAGTTGTAGCCATGTCAACAGCTCCGTCAATGTCTACAACATCTAAGTTAGTTGTACCATCTACGTCTAAATCTCCGTTAAAGTCTACGTTACCTGCTACAGTAAGTGTAGTAGCCATATCAACTGCACCGTCTATATCTACTACATCTAGATTAGTTGTACCATCAATATCAGCATCTCCACTTATATCAAGTGTAGCTGCATCAAGTTCGCCTGTAAGTGTAATGTTTCTAAAAGAAGCTGCATCTTTATTTGAATCTACGACTACTGCTTTAGAAGCTGCAACAGTTCCTGCTGTAACTCCATCAATTGTTTCTAGTTCTGCTTCAGAAATGTCTGCTGAACCAATTACAAAGCTTGTACCTGTAATGGCTGTACCTGTAATGGCTGCTGCACTTGAACCACCAATAATTGCTCCGTCAACAGTTCCTCCGTTTATGTCGGCTGTATCTGCAACCAATGCATCAGTTGTAACTGTACCATCAAAGTATGCATCTTTAAATTCTACTGAGCTTGTACCTAAATCTATGTCGTTGTCTGTTACTGGTACAATAGCTCCATCTTGGATTCTAATTTGTTCAACTGCGGAAGAAGATACCTGAACAAATATTCCCCAACGATTATTTGTACTATCTGCAACAATTTTATTAAGGAAATCTAAATCTCCTATAGTGTGTATATTACCACCATGTCCTGCTGTACCATCGTGTCTGTGTCCAGTGCTTGAAGCACTACTAGAACTATATGTAAATGCATTTACTAATTGGTTGTATTCGTTGTTAAACAATGCAGCAGTAATGGTATCTCCATCACTAAAACTACTTTGTCTTGTATAACTTTGTGCCATCTCTTAATTTCTCCCTGAAGGTACGTAATCTATATATATTCCATTTACTGTGTATGGTCCGTTTTGATCATCACTAAATAATCTTAAAAAAGCAGTGTTTCCACTTCCTTCTACTGTTTGCCTAGTCATTGGATTAGGCGCTGCTCCAAATGTAACTGCATTAAATGCTCCTGTTCCAAAAATTGCAGGTGTAGGTATTGCATCTAAAGTATAAGCAGCAGGCTGTGGTATAGTTGAATCATCATAATCATAAACAATTTTTAATGAAGGCTGTACTGAACCTTCTGGTTTAACTGATAACTTAACATACTTTAAAGTTTTTAATACTCCTAAATCTCCAAAATCTATACTTGGTGTTTCATACTCAGCGTCTATATTTGCTGCTGTGCCTGCTGGATTAAACTCATCTCCCGTATCATGATTATAAATATAACCTGCATAATCTCCATGATAAAGCTTTTCTGTTCCTGTTGAATCAAAACCAGAAGTAAAGCCTCCACTGCCTTGTATCCCTTTTGTTTCAGACCACTCAAACCTTGCACCGCCTTCTGCTGTAATTCTAAGTGTTCCTATAATTCCTTCTGAAACAGCAGTAGTTATACCAGAACTTCCATAAAATAAACGATACTGAGATTTGCTTCGTATTACAGTACTATTTATTTTATAGTCAGCAATGTTATCTGCAATATCTCCTACAATAGGTTGTATTTTTCTACTTAAAGAGCCAAGCTCAACGTCACCAATTCTTGCTGTACCTGCAACTGTTCTTATGCCGTCCGGCGCTAAAAACAAAAGCTGTCCACCAATTTCTTGAATACTATCACCATCTAAACAACCTATGTTCTGTGTTATTGGTTGCACTGCAATAGTGGATGAGCTGTTTATATTAACTAATTTATAAATACTGTTTTTACAAAATATAATTAAATCATCACGAAAAGATTTTAAACCTACTACTTGATCATCTAACTTTATACTTCCTGAACCTGTAGATGAAAAATCATCTATGTCATCAGTTCCACTATAATATATAGTATTTGGTGCTGTTGCTGCTCCTCCTACTACTAAATGTCTATCATGAATTACACAATATTTAGGATAAACACTTCCGCTAACTGTAATTTCTTTAGTAAAATAAGTTCGACTACTTAATGCCGAATCTGTTCCTGTCATTTTAAAATATAAAGGTTTAGTTGCAGAACTTCTATCAGTTATTATAAGTTCTCCATAGTCAGTATCGCCTTCATATATTGCAAAAGATGCTTGGTCCTGTGAAGTTCTAGCTAATGTACTTCTACCTGTAAACGTGCTGTAGTTGTCTCCTCCACCTGCAACGCTGTCTTTGTTTATCTGTAACCAACTGTTTCCGTCTTGACTAAAATATATATTTGTTCCTGAAGCAGCAATCAAACCATCTGCATATACTTGCAAACCTTTAATAGCGTTTGCACTGTTTGGTCTTGTGCCATCTCCAAACTGCGTATATCCATTTATTCTTCTATATCCACCGTTTGTAGAAACTTCAAAATTTGTTAATTTTGTAGCTTCTCCCGGAGATCTTAATAGTTCAAACTGGCTTGATACTTTATTTAAGCCACCTTGACACGCTAATGCAAAAGGTTGTGAACTCATTATCTATGATCCGTTGACATATATTTAGGCGCAGGATTCATTAAATTAGATCTCATTTTTCTTAATCCTTTTTTATAATCGTCTAGTGCAAAAGCTGCTGACTGTGGATTATCTTTAAATTGATGCATATAATATCTAGCTCTAGCTAATAATACTGATTTATAAATATCAGGAAATACTATTGCATCTCCGTGTGCATCTAATGCTGTGGGTAAATCCCAAGCAAAAAACCACACTCTATAAACTTTATCGGGTATTGGACTTACTCCAAATTTTCTACCGTCTTTACTTCTTATAACAACTTTAGGTTCGCCGTACGTTTGGGTGTCGGCATCGTCCACATTTTCAGCTTCTCGATAATGATCTTTCCATTCTTCTAATGTAGTAAACTGTAAATTTCTACTTGTATAAGGCGCGGATGCCCCACTAACTCCAATAGTTGTTAGATAAAAATCATTCCAATCTATTGCTCCGTAGTCTGTCGTTACAGAACTAGATGCTGCTTTTAGCTCATACCATCGCGTTCCTGCTGTTGTTTCTACATAAACATTACCATAAAAAGGATCTGTAGCGCCACTTTCACCTGTGGCTAGAAAAGACCACTGTGGTTCTGCGCTTACTATATCATTATAAGCTCTATTAACACAGTCTTTAACGTGTCCTTGTATTCCTACTGCTCCACTAAAAGTACTTGAAGTTAAAACAACTTCATTAGTTTCTCTTAGTAACTCATTCGTTAATTGTAAATAAGTAGTTGCCATTTTTATTTCTTACCTTTAGCTTTTTTCTTTGCTGTCTTACTTAAATCTTTAAAATGATAAAGCCTTTTACTTGTTTTAGTATGCGTTTTATTAGAATGTACATGTCCGTTGGGCATTTTGTGTGTGTTGCCTTTAAACTCAGTGCCGTTTCTAAAATAATGTTTTACACCTTTAGCCATTTTAAATCCTTACAATTACTTCATTGTGTTCATGCCAACTTTGGCAGTACACTTTTCAACTTTATCTTCTATGCTTGTATATTGAACAACTCCACCATCACTATACGTCATTCTTTTAGTACCTTTATTCATTTTTTTTCTTTTGTCTTTATCTTTACTATAGTACATATTTATCCTTTTTGTCTGTTATAATTCTTTTGGGTTTTTCCAAAAATCCTATCAAAATTCTTATTGTATGTTTTTCTTTCTTGAGCAGTCATTCTATTGCCTGCACTTACTACTTTTCTATTGCCTTTTTTCTTATTCTTTAAGATTACAGGTCTTGCATCTGTTCCTAGTTGTGGCATTTGTTTCCTTTTTTTCTAAGTATGGGGAAGGAGAATATTATAGAATTTCCTTCCCTCACACCGTTTTATTGCTTTAATTAACGATTAGTCAATTGAATAGAAAGCAGATACTAAAGCTTCGCTACGAAGTACATCAGCGCCATA